GCAGCCGCGCGAACCGAACCGGGCCCGAATTGGAAGAGGATGTGCAACTATTTTTTGGTCCGATAGACAAATTTAGGGCGCCCCATTTTTATACCATGGTTTTTATGAAAGAAGAACAAAAAACACTGGACAATATTGCAAATAAGGTTAGAGCTTCGCTCCCTGAAAGCAATTTGGACAGTTTGTATTCAATAACTCTTCTAGCATTTTCAAGAAGCAAGATAAATTTGGAGCAGGAAAGACAAGATGAATTATTTCTTGTTATAGCCAAATTATTTGATCAAAAAACCAAATTAGATAGAAAATTACACATCAAGTACAGAGGGGCAAATCAAAGAAATAAAAACTTAAGGCAAGGAATCGTTACTGGCGATAACTGGTTCAAGAGGTTACAATATAAAATAAAAACAAAGAAATTAGATAATTTTGGCGGAGAATTAGGAAAAAACGTCCAATGGTCACACGTGTCGCGAAACACTGTACTCAAAGTGATATTGTTAATTTCAGTGGTGGTTATTTTATTGATTCTTGTGGCCGGTACGTTATTGATTTCTGTGGGTTTATTTATAGAGTTCGGTTTCCCGAACCACCCTATTCTGAGAGGTTTGAAGAACTACTTAGATCTTGGGCTCACGTTCACGTAAGTGATCGTCATGAGTCCTGCAAAACTAATAATAAACAACACAAATGCTACATTAAATTTGATATACCAGTTTTTATACAACTCACCTTCAACCTACCTGAATTCATAGTTTATTCAAACTGTGATGAAAATCTTTTCTTGGCCATCAAAACGCGTCTGGCTTCAGACGTTCGTTATCCAGAAAAGAAACATTGTAAAATATTGACACAAAACGCTAAAGAAATGGCATCACATTTCATTGGTGTAGAAAACCATACCCATGATGAAGTAATGAAAAAATATGGAGGGGCAAAAAGATTAAAGATGGAAAAAGGCTATGAAAATTTGAAGAATAATTTTGATAGTGACTTCGATAAACCAATTAATGTATTTGTTAAGGCGGAATATACGCCACGCCGCATTGGGGCCAAAAAATACGGCGATCCTAGAATAATTTTTGACATTATGAACACAGCCTCATATGCTTGGTCAGCTGCATATGGTCCTGTTGAACACATTATGCTGACTTTTAGAAAATACAATTCACTCGTGTTTGCTAAAGGTCTCAACAACACTAAAATTGCACAAGTAATAAAAGAAAAATTTGATAGTTCCAGAGCTCATCAACGAGTTGAAATTTTGATTAATGGTGATGACATGTTATTATTTTGTGGTGACGGAACCCTTTTGATGGATGGGAAAGCTTGTGACAGACACTTTTCTGAAAAGTTGCTTGAAGCCCAATTCTTATTTGATCGAAAGTTAAATAATAGCG